CGTTAGAGTCCGTATCTAAATCAAAAGTACCAGATGTAGTTGTATTAGTGTTAGCACCTTTTTTAGCTTTTTCGTAAATTGTTCTCACAACTTCTCTATTGATTTCAGCAAGGATCTCAGCAGAAAGAATGTTAGCAAGTTCAGTTTCAGCGTCTAAGCCGTGAATTGCTTTAAGGTCTTGTGCAAGTTCCATTGTGTACTCAGCTTTTAACTGTCTAGTCTTAGCTGTTACAGTTGATTTCTCAATTGAGAATGCCATTTCTGCAAATGATGATGAAGCTTCAGCAGTCGCTGTTGCAATACCAGTACCAGCAGTAACGGATGTTGTTGTGTCGTTCATTAAACCAGGATTCAATGTTGCTGAATGTGTTCCAGTTCCAGAGAAATCTGAATCCGCTTCATTAAATAAAGCTTCAGTTCCTGAGTTAGAAGTAAATCTGCTCTTCATAGCGAAGATAAGACCAGTTGGACCAGTCATTGGTTGTACACCACAGATGTCGTAGGCAATAAGATTTGGCATTGCTCTTCTTACAAGTGAAATCAAAATAGGGTCCCAGTTAGCAACTGCGCTACCTGTTACGTTTGCAATTTCACCTAAGAATGCTTTGTCTTCTTTCGCCGCTTTTTCTTGGTTTTCCAAGATTACTGATGTCACAGCTCTTTTGTACGGATTGTCAATTTTTGGCAAGTCCGCATGATTAAGAACTGGAGACCATTTCTCTTGTAAGTTTTGCGAATTAAACATTTAAGTCTCTCCTTAGTTTTTAATTGTTAGTAGATATCTCTACTTTTTACCCTACTGATTGCATCCGTATAACGAGACATGCTATCAGACATATCTGTTACTGTGTTACCATCTTCGGAGTTAGATTGTGCGTCAACGTTTACCGTTTCAGCAGGTGCTGATTTAGCATTTCCAAAGTAACTTTCTTTAATAGTAGTTAACTTTTTCTTATACTCGTCTGCACCGTCGTAACTAACATCTTCAATTAATGATTTTAGTTTCTCAACTTCCGTGTCTGCAAGACCTGAAGTTACTTCGTCTAAAATTTCATCTTTTGAAAATTCGTTAATTTGTTTTTTCATTTCCATTGATTTCTCAGTTGTTTCGTTTAACTTAGCTTTCAGCTCTTCAACTTCGTTTTCTTTAGCTTCAAGTACGTCATACTTTTCATCTGGTATATCAATGTAATGGTCTTCAAATAATTGTTTTAAACCACCAATAAAGTCTTCAGCAATTTCTCCCTTGATACCTTTTTCAATAGCAAGTTCGTTTTCTGACATCCATTGTTCAACAACATAGTTTAAGTAATTGTCAACTTTGTTTGTTAAATCGTTTTTGAATGTTTCAGTTGCTTCAGATAACTCAGCAGAATACTCATCTTCTAATCTGCTAATCTCAGTTTTCACTTTTGATTTAACAGCAGCTTCAAAGATAGTAGCAGCTTTGTCTTTAAAAGTTTCAGATAAAGTGTCATCACCAGAAACTAGAGCAGCAACATCTTCTTTTACGTCAATGTCTTTAACTCTTTTTTCCATTTTTTCTTTTTTCTCTTTATCTTCTTCATCAGAATGTTTAGCTTCGTCCATGTCTTTTTCATCTTCGTCGCCATTCATAGCTGCCATCATTTTTCCGTATGAAGCGGCTAAGTCTGATTTTTTCTTTTTGCCCATTGCGTCATACATAGCTTGAATTATACCAGCTTTTGTTTTCGGCATTTCAGACATTTCTTTTTCTTTATCGTCTTCTTTTTCATCAGCGTCATCATGTGCCGCTTCTTTTTTTACTTTATCGTTTTCTTTTTCATCTTCAGCATTCAATTTTTGCATTGGTTCTGCTGTAGCTGCGCCTTTCGTAGGAGCGGACGTATCTTTTTTAGCTTTTTTTGCATGGTCAGTTGAACTTGTGTCTGTTGGAGAAGTCACTGCTTTTCCGCCATCTTCAAAATCACCCATTTTCTGCATTGGCTCAGCTTTACCTGCGCCTGCTTTTGGAGCGTCTGCACCCTTAGGAGCTTCAGAAACGATTGTTTTATTTTCTTCCATTTTTAACTCTCCTATAAGTCAAAATTAATTAATTAATTTGCGTACTACTATTTATTATTTTGCAACTTTTCGCATAAATTTTTCAAAAGCAGCAGTTTGTTTTTCAGCTAACTCAAAACTACGAGCAGCTTCAATCTCTTGTTGTATCTCAGAAATATCTTTTTCTTTAACGATACCATTGTCCCATACCCACTCTTTACCTTCCATAACACCTTGTACAAATGCTGATGGAGCAGATGGATCTGCTACAATGTCGGCCGCCGTTGCTAAGTAAAAGTCTGATTTTACATAGTTAGTACCGCCTTTATTCTCCAAAGAACCCATGCCCCTTGATGAAACTCCTAGTTGTGCGCCTTCGTCTATCAAAGACTTCACAATCTTACCATAAGGTGTATCAGTCACTTTTGCTTCGCCAATGTAGTTACCTTTGCCGTCGCCTTCTAATGATGTAATTAAGTGTGACACTCTCTCTAAGTTTACAGTTGGTCCGTCAGGATGTCCTAACTCACCAAATGCTCTCTTTTTATTGATAAATTCTTTTCTATATCTGTTTACTTCGTTTTCTAAAACTTCCATAGGATAAACACGACCATTACGGTTCTTAATATTCGCCTGCATGAATATCCCCTTTATTTTGTGTGACTTTTTGCCGTTTTCATCTGCTTCTGCAAGCAATTTAACGTCAGTAAGTTCCTCTGTAATTAGTTTCATATGTTTATTCCTTTAGTCCTATTTATGTTATCGTACCTCTAAAATGATAGAATAACTGTCTCCGTTTACGAAATTGTGCGTAGAGAACAGAATATCACCTGTAGGAGTACCTGCATTGTTAGCTATTTGTATTGCCGGCGTCTGTAAATCTATCGTGCCTTGACCAGATAAAAACAGCGCCGTTGCGTTAGTAGTTCCTTCAAATAGGATTTCTACGGACCCCTTAGGGTCCGTAGTGTTTACACTATAAATCACTCTAGCAATTTTAGTAGAAGTTGACAAGTGATTTAAATTTGCACTCGTCATCTTCTCTACTAAACTCTCTCCTGTACCATCAGATTTGTTCGTAAACTTCATTACAGTTTTAGAACCTGCAACGTCTGTTATAGTTTGAGTTGATACTGTATCAGCCATTATCTAGTCTGTCCTGAGGCAGTATAACCTTTAGTCTTTTTAACTTCTAAAATAAAAGTACCTGTTACAGCACTCGCATTTGTAATAACAATATCACCAGTTACACCTGTTGCTTCTGGGTTTGATATGTTTGGTTGTTTACCATGATACCCATACTCGCCACTACCATGTAGTGATATAGCATGACTATCTGTGCCTGCGTCAAATTCTATTGCAACGTCGCTTGTCGCAGCTGTTGTATTCCATTTAATAGAACTAATGTCTAGTGTAGGGTTTGAAACATGTCCTGTCAATGCTGAAGCGTCAATTACTTGTACTGCGTCATTTGTTGCATTGTTAATTTCAAACATTACTACATGTCTAGTACCACTATCCACTAATGTTCTTTTGTTTACTACCGCCATTTCTACTCCTTTTTGTTTATATGGTTATGCCAGTTTCTTTTTTAAAATAGGCTTCGATATCTTTTCTTTGTACTTTATACTTCTTAGTAACGTCATTCATAACTTTACTAAAATTCATTAACACTTGTCCCGGTTTCTTTTCAAGCTGAGTATATACGTCATCTACCGCCTCTTTTGATTTTGGCGCTAATTTCTTATAGACTAGTGAACGTTTATGTTCGTTTTTTTCAGTCGTCAATTTCCGTAGATTGTTCAGCGTTATCATTGTTTGTTTCCGGTTCTTTTGCCATAATTGTTGACGCAACGTCTTTACGTTTGTCATCTAACTCAGTACCTACTTTATTTGATAAAGCAGATTTAAATGCCGTTTCAGCACCTAAGTTATCGCCTTTTTGCAAAGCGTCAATCATATCTCTTGTTGGGTTAGAATTGTCCTGTGTCATCATCTTCTCCTTCTGGTGGCGCTTCCGCCTCCTTTTCTTTTTCTATTTTAGATTTTTCTTCGTCAATGTCAATGTCAGTCATTTTTAAAACATTCTTCATTGCCCACTCTTTAGAATAAACGTTACCTATCAATTCACTATCTTTCAAGTTACGATAAATTTCCATTCTTTCTTTTAACATTTCTGCTTCTTTTATTTCAGCATAGTAACCGTCATTTACATAGTTGTATCTGATTGTTCTTGCTAAACTGTTTTCCCAATCTTCTATTGATATAATACCTTTTAGTATTAATTGTGTTTTCAATAAATCATGGAACAAAGCATTAAATCTTGTTCTTAGTCTATCAACAAATTTACTAAACTTTAACTCGTCTCTATTAATCTCAGTTGCTCTACCCATATTAAAACTACCTTCAGCTTCTAATCTGGATACAGGAACGTTTAATGACTTGTAAAGTTTCTTTTGAAAGTATTTGATATCTTCTACTTCACCTAAGTTAGAACCACCTGGTAGTGTAGTAATTTCTGTACCTCTACCACCTTCTCGTCTTGGTAACCAAAAGTCTTCTAACATAGACATGTATTGTCTATCGTCTCTTATTTCACCTGTACTTGCGTCATAGACAAGTTTGTTTCTATATCTGTTCATTACATCTTTTAGATATTGCTCTGCTTTTGCTTTTGGTAAGTTACCTACATCAATGTAAAATATTCTTCTTTCAGGCGCTCTGGATATTCTGTATATAACAATACTATCTTCAATCATTCTTAATTGATTGACAGGTTTAATTGCCTTATGTAAATGTGATAGTATCATGTTTCTTTGTTGGTCAATCATTCCTGACGGACAGAAAGCAATACTATCTTTACTAATTGCTAAACCTTGTGTTGAACTTGCTCCCGGTTGTACACCTTTCTCATTGTAAATATAAAATTCTTCAAAATCTACAACTGGTGGTGCGTTTTGGTCTTTAGGTTTAAAACTTTGTTCGCCCTCAGTCTTCTTAGGTTTACGAACTTTCTTAATTTTTCTAGGATCAATATATCTTAATTCAGTAATACCACCTTTTATATTTTTAGGGTCTATTATCTTATGATATACTATTCTACCATCAACATACCATCTACGAAATATGTCATGTCCTTTTTGTTCAAATTCCAATAACGAAATAATATTATTAAATTCTTCTTCTATCTTCTTTTTTATACCTGTTGAGAAAGGTACTGTATGCATGTTCAGTCTGATTGTTTCTCTATTGTCATCAATTACTATACCTTCATTGATAACATCTTCAATCGCTTGGTCACACTCAGGTTGCATAGCAACCTCTCTATACCTTCTAATTAAATCTGCTTCGTTGTTTACTTTTCCTTCAATATCTAAGTAAGTACCATAATGTCCACCACCCATAATCGTTTGAACGCCATCATCAGCTGATGGTGCTGTAAACGTTTGACTAGTTGTTTTGGTGCTTGCTCTTTTGATTTCAAAGCCAAAAAATTCTGCCACTACATTCTCCTTTTCATTATCTTTTATTTCTATTTATAGCGGCCCGGAGACCGCTATAAATTCACAACATTACGTTGTAGTGTTACTTTCCCAGTATTGGTATCTCCATGTACATTCAAAAGTCTCTAACGCACTTACTGGATCATAGTTCAAATCAACTGTACCTATTGTTAAAGGAAATAATCCTCTAAATGTGTACGATTTGATTGTATTACCATTTCTATCTAAGTGGTCGATAAATGCGTCCACTTGATAATCAGTAGGGTTGTTTAAACCTTCGTTGTCACTATGGTTGTTAATACCATTTGACCATCTTTCAATAGCATTTCTGATATCAAAAGAAGTATCGTTGATAATAGTTGTACTCCAAGTTTGGAATGTTCTATCACCAGCCATATGTATTGGTCTACCTCTAAAGTTTACAGTTAATTCTCCTAACTCAGAACTTGGAAGTTGAGTAGCAGAACATAAGAACGACATGTTCTCAGTTTCGCCACCAACAGCAGCAAAACCAGGGAAAGGCATTGTAACCTTAAACTGATTTTGTCTAGCTCCGCCGCCTTTAAGTTTGGAGATAAAGTCTGATACGTTTGCCATTTTTTATTTCCTCTCTATGCGCCTGCTACTTCAGAAAAGGCAACGCCTGTTCTTGTAGCTACGAAGTTAAGTTTGATGAAGTTAATAGAACGATTTGGTTTGACAAATATGTCTGCAACAAATTCGTTTCTATCTATAACTGCACTTACATTGTTTGTTTCATCACACACTACTTTAAAGTCTGTGATACCACGTCTACCTTGTACGTCTCTAAGGAATGGTTCTATCAAGTTTCTGAAATTCGCTCTTGTAAATTCATCATTGAACTCAAAGAGTTGGAATTTAGCAGCAGTTGATATTGCCTTTTCCATAGTTATGAACAATCTTCTAACATTTATTCTGTCAAAAGCACTAGGTTTCGCTTGAGCTGTCTTATCACCAAACAATACAGTACCTTGTCCTGGGAATGTTACCACAGGATTTACTCTTGCTTTGTATAAGTCGTCTCTTTGCGCTTGGTTAGGATCAAAGGCAAGTTTAACTGCACCTCTAATCTGACCTCTTGTAAACCCAGCCGGTGAGAACCAACTATCAGCAACTGCGTCTGTTCTAGCACAAAGTCCAGCAATGTCACCGTTTAATGGAACATATCTATATACGCCGTTGTATTTGTCGTACATGTATTTGTATCCACTATCAATAACTGTATATGAACTTGAAGCAAGACCGTCTGCAAAAGCTTTAACATTAACAGTTTGTGCAATAGGATCGCTTACGTTTACAACGTCTGCTCTAGCAGGCGAAATAAATGCTACACAATCTTTTCTTGCTTCAACTATGTCAATAACTTTAGTTGCTTTGGTATCTCCAGTTGCGTCAGCACCTGTATGTGAAGGACCAGTCATAAGTAAGTTAACGTCAACGCTTGCACTATCAGCAAATTTATCATAACCTAATGCTAATTCACCGTTAGTTGGTGCGTTATCGTCTGTACCACCTGTAAGACTAGAACTAAAGACTGTTATGCCTTGAGTACCAGTATTATCAAATGCTTGACCTACTTTTGAACTACCTGCATTTGCTAATGTAGTCTCATGGTCCATCCAGTATATAAATTGACTTCTATTGTATAGAGCGTCAACATAATAATTGGAATCACCTTGAGCGTCTTTAGCGTCTGAAGCTTGTGATAATCCTTCGTGTGTTTCTAATATAGTACCTGCTGTGCCCGAAATGCCGCCATCCTCGTCTGCAACTACGATATGTAACTCATCATTAGAACCACCTGCGTTAACAACATCATCTGTTGATGTTGGTGCAGCTGAGAAATTGAAATAATATTCCCAAAATCT